CGAAGCTTCGGCATCAGTGATTTTCATAACCAATAAATAACTCTCCAGATAGAGGCGATAATCTTGTGAGTCATTTGAAATCGGCTGTCCAGTCATGACCCGACCAAATGGTGCTCCAGCACCACCGGGAATTCCCTGAACCCCATAAGATGATCCAGTGTAAATACCACTTGGTGTTGCTCCACCACCTGAGCCGCCTCGAGCTAACGTCCCTCCATCGATAATCAGGTTTAGTTTGCTGTGCCGATTCAATAAACCGGGTGCTCCCTGAAACCCATCACGCCGGGTTTTGGTAAAATTGAAGTCTGAATCTTTTTCCCAATCTCCGTAAGCTAGATGTGGCAACCCGCCATCTCCACCACGTCCAACAACAGCACCTTTAATAGTCAAATTTACCACGAGATCAGGTGGGAACTCACCAGTATCAATAGCAGGTAATTCTGATGCAGCTGGAACGATATACTCTCGTTTTGCAGGACTAGACTTATAGTTGAATTTATAGACAAATCTGGTTTCCGGTCGATAAGAACTTGAACTTGAAACCAGTGCACCTGCTTCAACTACAAAACTGATTTCTCCAGTCGTTGGCAAATCCCCTCTTTGCATCTGATACAAACGTGCCAGATTAATATCAAGCTGGTCATATCGAATGTAAATCGGTGAATCATCTACTGGTACATCAATAAAGTCCTTGTCATTGAGGTAATAACGTTCATCGTAATTAATTGCAGTAATAGTATTAGAGAACTGGTCAGCCGGTTCTCTTTTTGCAACCAGATAAGGCAGTGAGCCTTTGGTATCGTCATTAACCACCGTATAGATAGTATTCACAAAGTCATCGGGACTAAGCTTTAAGGCCCCGTTCGGTAAACGCCCTAAAACTACTTTGTTCTTGGCAGATCCTGCGGTAACAGGAATAAGGTCCACGGTACCATCCCCCATTTGCAAATAAATCACATAACTCTTGCCTGCAATAAAATCTACATCATGGCTTAAAGTCAGGATTAAACCCTCTTGCTGCACCACCTCACCACTTTGATGGATACCATTGCGATAATCAGCTACAGCGATCCGGTCACGTAAAACCAGTAATTCTGATTCTGGTGCCGCATCAAAGGTAATGGATTTGCGCTGGAAGCGAAGCTTGTTCCAAAGCCGGTACGCATTGAAATGCGCTTGCCACTTGTTACGCACACCTACAGATTTCACCTCTTTGGGGTTCTTGGCCCCTTTATCCGGTAGATAGATATTTATGCGGGTGTCGTCGGTCGGATCCGTGTATTCATAGATCAGTCCGTCGTAGTCATTCATCATGCCAAAGGTCAGGTCATGCTTGTAACTATCCGGAATGATATTCCTGAAGTTAAACAGCATTACCGAGTTATCAGTTGGACGTTCAAAATAAAGCTTGAGCTTATTGTTTTGCCGATATGCGGTACAAAATACGGCATCACAAAGATTGGTAACCAGCTCTTCAAAAGATAGGTTTGTATCATCAATAGTGGTACAGAACTCAGCCGCAAGTGGCGTACCAAAATAATCAACTACATCGTTATAAGTCCGATAGATGTTTTCCAGATCAATCTCATCAATCGTACGACGGCCAATCTTGTCATCCAGTGCCATAGATACCAAAGCATCAGCAAAGCTAGACGTTGGATATAGCTCTGTTGTCATTGCCCCGTTTTTATAAGTCGGCAACATTCGCTGAAGATCAAAATTGATCTTGCGGGATTTAACTGACAATGCTCCAGTCGTTGCATATGTACGCGCACGGAAAACCGTTTCATGCTCATACGTTGTGCTTTGTAATGGATATGCACCATATAGTGCTTGCCACTTCACATCATCTACTACCGTTGTAACCGCCGGTGTTGGAGTTAAACGGCGTGCACGGACACTACAGCGCCCCTGAAAAGTCACCATATCCAGCGTTGCACCAACTGTCTGACGTGACTTTGCTGACCCCTTTAGGATTATCTGCTTCAGCATTGGATTGCCAATGGCTGCACCAGATTCATTAACCGGCGTTACTTCAACTTCAATCGTGACGTTTACAGCTCCCTGATTTCCACCTGAAGAAACGTGTAAAGTCCATTTGTGGCCACAAAATTACACAGCACCCGACTTCGTTCGACATTGTCCAGAATGAATGGACCAATCCACTTTTCACCTATTGAAGTGATCTTTGGCGATAAGGCTGCTGTTTGCTGATTCGAAAGTTCCTTAAGCTTTAACCAGTTTTTGTTTACCGCAGCTGGATTGGATAAAGTCATGCGGTCGTCAGCAACCGACAAGACACTATAAGTCCCGTTTAAATCGTAAGTCTGGCCGTTAAACGTGAATGAGGCATTGGTGATTTCTACGCGGTCATTACTTACAAACTTAGTGGTTAAATCCGTATTGTTTGCAGATGCCCGAAGGATCTCGTTTGGATATGCAAAATGAAGATAGTTCGTACCTTCTAAAGACTGTGTATCTGCTGGACGGAGAACTTGGCCATTAACAGAAGTTTGATGCTGAACCGTTAAGGGTGGAGTTGTAATTTCGGTACCAAGCGAGAAATATGGCTCACCCGAGACAATATCGACACCCGGTCGAAAGACTTCTACCGATGCGCCGGCAATATCAACAATGTTGGTTTCACCGTCATATGCACCGTTAATTTTATAGTGACCACGACCAATACAACCGACAACATGCTCTACTTCGACATTGTTTTCATAAACTTTGTAAGGCACTGCGATTAGGTCGGGAGTATTCCACCCAGCTCCATAGTTATCAGCAATACGACCATTCACCCGGATCTTGTTTTCACGGTTAGAAAGTTCATTATTTGCCGAAGAAGACTGGTTAGTATTTTGAGTAGTCTGGGCTATCGATGGAGTCGGCATTAAAAATGCGATCGCAATACTAATCACAATCGAAACAATAGCAGCGACCCATTTTGGGTTCTCAACTACGATAAAAGTACCCGGTAAGAAATCAAGCTGCTTTAACTCATAAGCATTCTTCGGTGTGACTTCGTTCGCAAATGAAATTTCCGCATGATCCATATTGCTTGTGGTATGAAAGATACGGACATGCTCAGGCATATGTTCATATTTTGAAGTGAGCCATTGCCCAATGGTTTGAGCCTGTTCAATTGTCTTTTCTTCAGACAAAGCATCTTTTTTATAAATAACTTTAATCATAATAACTGACCCGATTAAACCCCATTTCCATCACAACCTCTTCAGGCAAATAAGTGACTCCGCTTTCCATGAGGTGAAGAATCTTTTGCCCACGAAAAAGCCCCACATGCGGGGGCTTATTTCTTTGTCTCGGATGGAAGGCGACTATGCAGCCTTCCTTGGGCATGGGTAGCGGATTTAAAAGTTTTAACCGTGAAGATAAAAAAGTAATTTTGCCCTTAGGCTGCATAAAGAGTTCAAGCGCTTCCGCCCGATCTATACCATATAGGTCCATTGCAGCTTCATGAACAAAGTGAACACAATTGTAGTGTTCATCGTCATATTGCCTATCGAGCAAATGATCGTGACTTTTCATATAGCCCCCTTCAAACCACTAAAGCGATCCAGTGCAAAAATGTCCCCAGTTTTAGTGGTATTTAATCGTGGTGATTCAGCCTTGAATGTCACAGCTTTATGGTTCATGGCGACACTTGAGAGTTGCAGTCCAAGTAAATAAAACATTGGAGAGTTCAGATTGTCTGAACTGTAAATCCGGTAATTTACGGTCGGCTTTACATCTGGATATTGCCCTTCGATTACCCGTTCAAACTCATCAGGCATCACATCACCTAGACCAGAGATAGAAACTGTTAATGTCTGGTCCAGATCACCAAGCATTCCGGATCTTTGGATAGAGACTGGCAGGAACTCATAATAGACCTGACCGGATCCCTCCTTATGTTGAACATAAACACCTCGGTCATCATTACGGACTATTCGGTATGTATTCATAAAAGAAGGATGAGAAAGCTCAATACACTCCAGTTGACAGACATCAACTTTCCGATTGAAAAAGAACTTGGCATATTCGTTATCCATTAGACCTCCCAATCTTTAATTAATGCTATATCGGCATTCAGGTTAGGCTGGTTTTGAACAACTTCGAGCTGTGCATTTACCCGGTAAAGGTTGCCATTCACTTCATTGGTCTTGAACGAGTTTGGAATGAAATTGCATAGATATTGCTGACGTTCCCCCTGATCAATCACCAGATCCGCATAAAATGAAGCTGGCTTATTCTGGTAGATCCGCCAGAAAGCCATCATTTTATTGAAATCGGTTTTACTTAAATTCCAGTTCACATCAACAATGTGGCTGTTACGTTTTACATCGATGTAATAGCGACCACGACCGCCATCCATCTGCTGACGTTTCACATCATCACCCGGTGTTACGCCATAGCCGCTGGTCTGAGGATTTAGCTTTAACTTGTACATAACTTTCCTTCAGGTAATAAAAAAACCCGCTTTCGCGGGTTCTTTTATTAAAGTTAACTTGATTAATTTTTAGAAATTAATAGATATTACTTTTGAATATAAATACAAAAACATCACTTAAAATTAAATTTATTTATTAACAACCTAGCGCTTCTAATTGCTCTAAAACAATTATTGCTGCACTATCTGCTGTATCAAAATCAACTAGCTCATAATCAAAAACACAACATGCTCCAACCATTTGTTCTGGACGTAACCGCGGAACTTTACCTACATTTTCACGCTGTATCCGCATAAACTCTGGACTCAATTTTCCAATTAATTGATCAAGAATACTAGTTTGCCATTCAATGTCCTGCTCTGTTGTTTTCCAGGTATCTAAATCTAGGATTGGAAAACCGGATTGTTCAAATATACAATTAACAAAAACTGAACATGTAAGGCTATCACCTACCGTATTAGGGGTACTTAGAAAATCACCTCCTGAGATCCTAGATCCACCAAAATTTACGATTCCATAAGGAGCAGGAAAATAGAAAACTTCATTATTATTCAAATCTTTATTATGAGAAATTTGTTCAAGTTCATTAATTATATGTACAAGAGTTCTTTCTGGAATTTTTTCCAAATCAAACCAGTACATAGCATAACCGTCAGAGTCATTACGTCTTTGAAAAAAATAGGTTTCATGCCAGCCAAAATGAGCTAGTACTAATTTATTATCTTCAATAAATACAAAACCAGTATGATTTTGTTCTGATGTTACCTTTTTAATTATGACTCCAAGTTGTGAGTCTTTGGGTTTATAATTAATGTCTTTAATGAGTTGAAATTTTGCATTCATTATAAAAGCTTACTCACAACTAAAATTTATATATTTAAACCGCGATCTAAGCCATACATCTCACGTTTTGGGTTTAATCCCTCATTTATAACAACGTTCTGAGTATATAAATACATTTCTTTCCACAATGAAATTTGATTTTTATAAACATTTGTTGAGCGTAATAAAGCTATGAGAGACCATGAAGTTAAACTACTTTTATTTAACTCTTGAAAAAAATTATTTAAAAACTTAAGGTCTTCAACTTGTACAGCTTGATGCATTAATACTGTCATATATGCAGAAGCCTCTCTTCCTCTATTAGTTGCTTCTAATTTATATATTTCAAAATAATGTTTTTTATCCCACCAAAAACTATTTTTAGAATCTTTAAATATCTCAGGTGAAATAATATTATCTTTACTATCAAGTCTAAGATCATATGATTGAAAAGAACCAATGACACATAAGCATAAAAAAAACGCAAGAAAATCTGATTGATTATTTAGAAAGCTTTTAAAAAAAACACGCATTGATTCAGTATGATCAATGAAATTTTCAACGCTTTTATTTACGCGATTAGCAACTCCATTATAATTAGAAACTACAGTTGTACTACGATTTATAGAATTTAGTGTATTACTCGAAAAAGAAGGTAAACTTAATGAGCTTGAATAGGTATCAACTAACATAAGTACCTCCATTTCTTATTAATTTTTTTACTGAATCTTGTAATAATGGAATGAATTTTAAGAAATCTAATTCAGATCTATGAGAAGCATCTGTATTAACATCTATATTCATTAGAATATTTTTTTGCACTTTAGCCTTGGGAATTCCTATATTAGGATCAATCACCAATGACATTTTCTGACCATTAGAATACTGAACAACCTGATTAATTTTAATATTGTCAATAAAATATGATTTATTAGTTCTATAACTAATTTCTTCTAAATCCTCCTGCATGTTATTTAAATAAGAAACATTACTTCTTAACAAATCACAACCTATTTTTTCATTATCAACAGGTATACTAAGCTCAACAACATTACCAATACGAATAATCTTTTCATTGAGCTGATCAAAAAATACGCTAATTTTTTCGTAAAAAAAATCTACTTCTTTGATTATTTCATTGAAAGTATAAAAATTTTCATCTCTTTCAAATACTAATTGTAAATCAATTAAGCTTTGATCTTTTAAATAAACCAAATTAAATTGCTTATTACTATCAAGATTAGTAATTTCAACATATTGAATCAAACGTCCATTTTCTTCCGATTGGGTCATTTCATTAGAAATTTCAAGCCCAGTTATATTTTTCGACCATTCTTTTTTCTTAAAATTAATTTCTCCGTTAAAGAATAATACAGTACGGATACTATCAATTTGCCATTTAAATTCAGTCATGGTATGCCTAATATGATTTATATAGAATTAATCAAGGTTTGTTATACAAGTCTATTGAACAAATATATGCAATTATTACGGATGAATACACATATTTGAGGAGACTATAATCTTTATAGTTAACACTAGATTTAATTTTCCCAAGGCTATACACTCCAGAGACGAAAATACCTTCTTACTAATTAATAAGAAGGTCTCTTAGCGCGAATATTACGTTGAAATTACTACCGAAGTCAATATCGTAGTTCCGATAAGTAGTCAAGCCAGAAACTTTCATAATCTGTCTAATTCTATTACTTTAGAAAAACTACACGCCAAATAACGTCGTCTTGATAAACGTTTAAATATCTTAAATATATGAAACAAAGTGTATCGAAAGTCAGAAACACTTTGTACATATCGTTAGAAAGCAAGTCGAATACAGCGTATAGGTAGTGAAATGCCCCCCGTTCGGTGGCCTCACATAGTTAACGGTTACGCCTTACAGTGGTATTCTCAGTCAAAGATCGACTAATAGTTGAGTTTGGATTTGCGATTTGATCACTTACAAGTTTTGGTACGGTTCTTGGAAGCTGCTTATCCAGTTCATCTTTAACAATGATCCGGACAGTTTGCTCATCCAGTTGCTCAGCTTCTACTGTTGCTCCACTCACCTGATTAATCACTTCAATTTTGAAATTGATTGTCGGTGTAGAAGGTTCAATTGAAGGCATAATCTCAGCTTGAGGGCGTGAAGTACGTCCTAAAGTAAAATCCTGAACATCATCCAGATTTGAACGATCTTGAACTAAACCATTGGATGAGAAGTAGACCTTGCCATCATGGAATAAGTCAGAATTTGCCGAAGAAGCTAACTTAGGTGTGTCTCTATTACCCTTATAGATAATCTGAGTATCTTGAGCCGGTTGATTAAAGATGTCAGCTTGCTTTTGGCTTTCTATAAAGGCATTAGAACTCATCAATGCACGGCGCATGACACTATCAGCCGAGGCATTGTTATTGAGAAAAGCTTCAGGGTTTGCACTCTTACGCATTTTCTCAACTAAACCAACTCCCCCCCAGCGTTTAATGTCTTCTTGGGACCATACAATTTCGCCTTTATGCACAGCACCGGCAACTTCATATTTCCCACCCCGACCTGTATAACCACCTTCAGCAAAACCTTGATCTTTAATTGCCCGGATGTTTGCAATGATGCTTGCACCCTGTGCAACAGCTCCAGCGATTAATGGAATGTTAAGAGGAAAACCAGCTTTTGAAGCTGCTGCAATATTTTGCTGAATCGCAATACCAGCAGCTGCAATGGCATAAGCTTTATCAGCGGCGAACATGATCTTATATGCTTTAGATTGCTCTCCAAACATTGAACCAAACATCGATGTAAGTGAACCCATCATTTGGCCACCAAATGCAATTTGGGTGTTCAAACGATCTTGCTGATATTTATCTTCAATATCCTGAACATTCTTTGCATGTTCAGCAGCAATCTGATTACGTTGGTCCTGAGCAGCTTGAATGATAGCTGTTTTCTGGTTTTCGAAATCCTGTTGCTTAATTAGCCCTGCTTCGAATTGAGCATTCAAACCATCTAAAGAGTTTTGCTCATTCAGGTCGGTAGCAGCAAATTGACTATCTGCTAAATCATTTGCAGCATTTAGACGACTAAACCGCTCTTGATCCTGTCTGAAGAACTCGCTGGTACCATTCATAGCAGCCTGAATGCCACCCCAGTTTTGAACAGCGTTATTCACTTTATCGCGAGTCTCTTTATCCTGATTGGCTTTAGATAATGCCAGTCGCTTACGTTTTTCCTCCTCATCTTTTGCCGTTTTGGCAATTTCTTCTCGCTCCAATCTATAGCGTTCCTGCATGGCTTGCGTTTCAGAAAGCAATGATAAACGTGCCTGAAATAAACGCTGTTCCTGAGCTAATTGCATTAACCCAAGTTCTTGCTTT